AAAATCGATTAAAGATGTTGAAAATTTTTATAGAATTTATAGTTAAATAGTATTTATGTTTTGTAAGTATAAATTAGTTTAGTTTAATTTTTTTTTTTTTTTTATTTTAAATTGTTAATGGAATATCTTAATTCATTAAAAAATCTATACAGATTGAATGTCGGGGAGATGGATGATATAAAGAAAACCTTAAAAGTTAATATACTCCCAACAAATATAGATGATGTTAAATCTAAACTTGACATGATGATGAAGCAACAAACCAGCATACAAAATCAAATACCACAAGATAGATTTAATAATGTAAGTAATTTTATAATTGAAATTTATAGTTATATTAATGAGGCCCAAAATAATATTACCAAAATAAATAGTCATGTAAATAGGGTCTATGATTTATCTAATTATCAAATGGACCCGACAGTTTTAAGGCATAAACAAGGTGAACGAGAAGCAGCTCCACTGAATATACCTCAACTGAGTTCTAAAAATGATGTAAATCATTTAAATCAACCAAATAATCCGAAACAACAACAACTCCCTAGTCAAGTCAAGCAGTCTAGTCTATTAGATGATATAGATCCGTATGAGCTTTTCGGGTATTCTTCAGGTCAACAATTAATTTTACAAGATTTGAAAGATAAATATAAGAAATTTGCCCTACAAACCCACCCTGATAAAAATAATGGCGATGCTCGGAATTTTAATATTATTAATGAGGCATTTAAATTTTTGTATGAAGCCTATAAATTAAAACAAAATGATAAACAGTTTAATGAATTGAAAAATAATTCTAATTCATATATAGAAACGCAATCTAAAACAAATCTTCAAAATACACAATTTTCTAAGGATAATTTTAGTGTAAATAAATTTAATAGTATTTATGATAAGCATCGGATAGGCAATGTCAATGATGATGGGTATGGTGATTGGTCTCAATCAAATTCGTTTGACAGTGAAGATATAGTAAAAGATAGTAGTATTACTACTGGTAATTTTAATAGTATGTTTAATTCAAATGTAAAAGTATCTTCTGATTTAATAAAACATCAAAACCCAATAGAAATGTTTATGAATAGTGACAATAATTGTGAAGAATTGGGAACTGATAAAATAGATAATTATACCGGTAAATCTAAATCAATGAATTATACAGATTATAAGGAAGCTCATACTACAACTCGGTTAGTTGATCCAAACACTAAATATAATACGTATAATTCAATAAATGAAGTGAATGCTGCTCGCTCTACTATTAAAGAATTAACCACCGAAGAATTAATGGAAATTGAGTTAGCGAAATCAATAAAAGAAGAAAAAGAAGCAAATAGGTTACAATATGTTTCTAAACAAGATACCGAACATTTTGAAAATTACAATAAAATTCATAATATTATGCTAACACGTAACTAGTTTATTTATATTATATTATATTAATATGAATTTTAAAAAAGTATCTGGTATAAATACTTTATTACATTCTACATATACTGATAATTTACATTCGATTCTTCATAAAGGAAAACTTCTTTCAAATGAAGAATCGCAACGATATAACTATAATTTTAAAGGAACCCAAGGAGGTACAAATCGAAAATTATGCGACGCAAATATAATAAAACATAAAAATACCCCAATGTTTAATACGAATTGTCTTAGTGGAGAGGCAAAAGGATGTTTTTTTTTGATATTAGAATCTGAAGGTGAAAATATTATACTTAATAATTCATACGAGACAATATTATTATTTGATAGTTCTATATGCGATACAGAAAAATGTTATTTAAATTCAATCGATAATAATGGATTTCATTTTAACGACACTGAAAGTCCATGGACATCTTCATTGGGATATACTATTCATTTTGATACTGACCATAAAATTAATAGTAAATTATTTTCAAATAATATTAGAACTACTTCAGAATTAATAGTTCCAAATAGTGTTGATTTAAAATATTTAAAAAAAATTATTATAGCTGACGATTATGAACTAAATTTACCTAAAAAAATACTAAAAAAATACGAACATTTATTTGTAAGAGTTACACCACGTATAAAAAATTTTATTAATATAAATAAAAAATCTCCATATCACGATATATTACCTATAAATATGACACCTAAACAATTAACAGAAGAATATAAATTTATTAACCCGAATATTAAACTAATAATGCTACCTATGTTTATGAAAAAGGTCGCCGAAAAAAAAATTACAGAATTTAGAATTAAACAAACAATACGTCTAAAAAAAAAACTATTAAAAAGGTCATCATCGAAAAAACCTAAAAGAAGAGCTTCAACCAATTCGTATTTTAAATATAGATCATCGAAAAAACGAAAAAGAAGAGCTTCAACATAATATTTAAAAATAAATGAACATATTTTTTAATATAATTATGAAGTTTATTTATATATATTTTTATATCATATTATATTAATATGAATTTAAAACAAATTGATTTTTTAGAACGCCCATCTCTCGTAAACTTGGCTGTAAAATTAAAAATTAAAGGGTATACAAATATGTATATTAAACCCTATATAAAGAAAGAGCCGCTAAAAAAAATGATTTTAGATGAAATAAAACAAATTAAAAAAATACGGCGAACACATTCAGTTAGTGGTTCTAATACTGATTATAATAGTAATAGTAATAGTAATAATAATAATACTGGTACTAGTTGTACTGATTATAATAGTAATAGTAATAGTAATAGTAATAGTAATAGTAATACTGGTACTAGTTGTACTGATTATAATAGTAATAGTAATAGTAATAGTAATAGTAATACTGGTACTAGTTGTACTGATTATAATAGTAATAGTAATAGTAATATTAGAAGGTCAAAATCATTCACATCATTTAGAAAAAAATCATTAAAGAAAAATTCATCAAATTTATCGGATATATTTCAAAATTACGATATTGACCGCTGTGTGTTTCCAAAGGTAAGTAAACTAATTGCTATTGGAGATATACATGGTGATTTATCGGTTGCTATTAAAGCCTTAAAATTAGGAGGTGTTATTGATAATTCTATTTCAGATAATACCCGCGATATAAATAATATTCATTGGACGGGAGGGGATACCTATGTCGTTCAACTTGGAGATCAGATTGATCGGGTAAGACCCAGTAAATTATTTAATAATTTATGTTCAGATGAAGACGCCGATTTAGTTAAAGATGAAGGTTCAGATCTTAAAATAATCAGTTTATTTGAGAATTTGCATAGAGAGGCAAAAGCAGTAGGTGGTGCCTTATTTAGTATTTTTGGGAATCATGAATTAATGAATGTCGATGGAGATTTCAGATATGTTAGTCCACGAGAGTTTCATGAATTCGGCAACTTTTTCAATGGGAAATACGAGCAAAATTCAAAGTTTCCATTTGGCTATAAAGAGCGATTAGACGCATTTAAACCTGGTGGTCTATTATCTAGTAGATTGGCATTAACCCGATATTCGGTGCTTCAAGTTGGTAGTTGGCTTTTCGTGCATGGTTCTATTTCCCCACAATGTGCCAATAAATATTCGATGAATGATATTAATAGTAGTATTAAAAATTGGTTGCTTGGAACTAGCACCGAAAATATAGGTAATTTATATCATACAGATAATGATGAAGATTCACCATTTTGGTCACGGAAATATAGTGATATGGATGAATGGGACGAAGTTAAAAGTATAGCATCTTTCAAACAAACTATAAACAACCTTAATATTAAAAATTTAAGAGATAACACGAATGTTATAAAAGGTATGGTGATGGGTCATTCGCCGCAATTTATGTATAATAGAGGTATAAATTCGTCGTATGATAATCGTATTTGGCGAGTCGATATAGGTGCTTCAAAGGCCTTTGGTGATGTGAAATCAACCCCCGAATGTTTTCTAAGAAAAGTTCATGTATTAATTATAGAAGATGACTGTAGATTCCATATTGTTAAGGAAAAGTGTTAAATAATTAGTTAAATTTTTATTCATTAAGAATTTTACGTTTAATAGCATGTAATTCATCTACATTTATAAATGGATTCATATGTGTAAAGGGGTGGACATGTTCCTTTATAGGTGTTTTCTTTAATTTTATATTTTTTAAAACATCAAGCGTCATTCTAAATCCTGATGTATCCTCTTCTTTTATAGGTTTTGATTCTCTTTTTTTTATATTTAATTTTGGTGGTTTAAAGGGTTGTTCTGACACATAATTTATAGTTGTTTGTGGTAGAAATTTATCAAGCAAACCTGAATCAATCTTTTCTTCCATCATTTTATTTTTTATAGCCTGATGTGGAACACCACACCGCATCATTTTTATATATTTATCAATATTCACTTCATCCTCGATAAAACTGTAAGTTTCAAGCATCGGTTTAGAGTATATTTTCATCTGTTGGATATTCCACCTAATACCATAAGTATTAGAACCATAAGCGTCGTTTGTAAGCCATAAGAATTGGGGACAAATAAGAAGCTTAACATAAATTTTAGATTTAATATGTTCATGTGTAATTAGATTCTTTACCTCATTAAATATTAATATATCTTCGCTAAATGAGAGTCTTAATCTATCTGGATAATATTCGGTTGATTTAAAGCTTGACACAAACTTACGTTTTGAACTAAATTTATTTTTAAGATGATTGTTAATATTTATTATGTTGGTTTTAAATTCTCGCATATTTTTATCATTTTTACTATTAATAAACGAAAAATCAATATAGCTTTTATTATTAAATTTATTTATTCCAAAGGGTAGAAATACAATCGGTGTTTGTATAATTAAATTAGAATTCTTGTATTTAATAGGATAATTCGTGTAATCATTACTAATATTTATTTGCTTCTTTATTGTTAGGTCACATATATTAATATCATTATGTTTTAATATAACATTCATCTAATATAATAGTTTATATTATTTATAAGTCATCTAAAAAATAACATTTTTTTTAAATAACATAAAAAAAATAACTTATTAAATAGTAAGATTTAAAAATGTGTGAAAAATTAGAAAAAATAGAAAATTCTGAAAATGATTGTCCAATTTGTTATGACACATTAGATACAAACGACATTACTATAAAATGTGGTCATAAATTCCACTACAATTGTATATTAAATACTTTTAAATCAGATGTATCTAAAAATATACGACATATCCGTAAGTGTCCGTATTGTAGAAATGATAGTGGCTATTTACCACTAATCGAAAATACTTACCCATTTAAAGGAATTCATGTTGAATATTTTGAAATTCAACTCTATTTATTACGGAATGATTTTGACAAAATAAAGGAAATTACATCAAAATATATAGATAAAACAAAATGTAACTCTATTTTAAAAACGGGTCTTAATAAGGGGTATCAATGTAAAAAAAATAAAAAGAAGGATTTAGACTTCTGTCACTTACATAATATTACCTAATATTACCTAATATTACCTAATATTACCTAATATTACCTAATATTACCTAATATTACCTAACATTCTTTTATGACGCATGATAAATTTGCTACACAATCATCAGAGTTATTATTAGGGATTGGTGGATTGTGAAGTTCTCTAAAATTATTTATTTTATTTTGATCATGTTCGTTCAATTGTTGATATATTTGTTTATCTGCTTCTAACATCTTTTTTAAATTATTTAATTCGGCATTGTTAAGATTTGTTGAATTCACATTATTCACATTATTCACATTATTCATTGAATTATCCGAACTCATTGAATTCAATGTGTCAATATTATTTAGATGAACATTATCCACAACTATATTATTTTGATTTTGATACACTTTACTATTAAGACTTGTTAGTTGATTAAGTTGATTATGTTTATTATGTTTATTATGTTGATTTAATGATTTAGGTAGTATCAAGGAAATAATAAGCCCTAAAATTAATAGTCCTAAAAATAACATTATTTGTTCAGTAACGTTATCTATCCCAATTAGTCCAATTATAACTAAAGCGATTAAAGAACTTGCTAATAAAATATTTAATAAATTCATATATTAAATACAATATAAATTATTTATTTATTTAACTGGGTAAACATTATTAAATGCATTATTGAATGCCCTAAGATTCATTAAGATAAATAAGACACCTACTACTACAATAATAAGAATAATACTATAAGTATTCATAGGTCCATAGGCATAAATTGTTTCAACAAATTTATATATACAGAATAGTAGAAATATCACTAATGTATATTTAACAAATTTATTTTCAATATCGTCTAATTGGTCTTTATATTTAAATAACACATATATTATTAGGGACGTAGACAAAAAACCAAAGATTATTTTAGAGGATGTTTCCATTGTTTTAAATATAGTTAGTAAAATATAGTTTATTAAAAATGGAATTATAATACACAATAAATATAAATTAACCATTATAATCCTAAAATATTATTTTCTGTGAATATTATTTTCGGCGGATATATTATAAAATGATTGGTGGTAGAAAAGTTAGAAGTAATAAAGGTAAAAAACGGGGAGCTTATGGTCCTCATAGTAGAACTCGTTCAGGGTCCAAATTTAAAGGGCATAAAGTTACTAAATCATCAAGCAAAACTCGCAAAGTCAGAAGCAATAAAGGCAAAAAACGCGCACCTTATGGACGACGATATAACTCGTCTGGTAGAACTCGTTCAGATGTGCGAAGGGAACGTCCGTCGTGGTTATTGTTCGCGAGGAAAGGTAAAAAATTTAGTGTGTGAAGTCAATAGATACTACTAACCCGGTTATGAGGTGTTGCGGTGTTGGTGTGTTGGATTGGTGTGTTGCGGTGTTGGATTGCTGTGTTGGTGTGTTGGTGTGTTGGTGTTGGTGCTGATGGGAGGTGTGTTCTCCATAAGAATCCTTAGATTATTAAACACGAACAAGAGCTTAGACAGTTTTATACTAACGGTATAGCTAAAATTTTTTATTTATAGTTCGTCTAAGATTAACCTTTTCAACTTTTTCACGATTGTCTAATACAACTTGTGTAACTGTTTTTGCTTGGTCGTCATTTTTAAAATACATATTAAGACCAGATAATAGATTTGTTTTATTTAGGGGTTTGAATGTTTTATTCACACTATAAATTAATCGTCCATTTTTAGTATTCATGTTATCTATTTCAAATTTTTTCATCATTTCTAAAATTTCATTCGTCATTTTTATTTTTTGTTTACGCCGTTCAACTAATGCTTTATTCAAGGCTTTAATTTGGTCATCTAATTCTAAATAAGATTTAACTGTTGTTGTTAATTGTTCTTTACAAAATTGATATTCTTGTTCAGACATTTGTGATTGAATTATATTATTCATATACTTTTAAGTAATAAAAAAAATGCCAGAAATGCCAGAAAATACACCTAAATACATTAATCCATCAGCACTCGCTCTGATTGCCCGAATGGTTCGAAAACAAAATACACAACTTTTAGAAGAGTATGGTTCTAGGAATTCGTTAAGCCCTAAAGAAATAACAAATCTTAAAAACGGTTTAATTAAATTAAACCATATTTATCCGAATGTGGTTCAGAAAAAGAATAGAGAGCATTTACAGACGTTATTAATCAAATAAACTTTTTCAGAAAAAGTTTGTTTTTGTCTAAACTTTTATGAAAAAGTTTCTTTTATGAAAAAGTTTGTTTTATGAAAAAGTTTCTTTTTATGAAAAAGTTTGCTTAAAAAAAACATATACTATATTAGTAATGAAGATTAATGATGTCAATAATAGTTATGTGAAACCATCGATAACACAACAAGATTTAATTAGCGATGATGTGGAATTGATCCAAGAGAAGTTAAAAGGCTACATCCAAATTAATCCCGAAAATTATGAGGATGTGGAAACTGGGTTGTGGATTAAATATATTACATATGATGGTAAATATCGGTGTGGGGGGGTATTAAAAATAAATAAGTCACCAAATTATTATGTATTAAAAAATCCTAAATTAAATGTATCGTGGTGTGTCGATTTAAATAAACATATATTCTTTGTTAAAGATATATCACATTTTAGAACTAAAAAAATGGAAATGGAAAATTTATATAAGTTATATGAAGCGGGTCTTGTTAAAATATTAGAAGAACCTGAACAAGATGATTAAACGATTAAACGATTAAATACCTCCGAAGTAATCGGAGTCTGTGTCGGTGTCGGTGTCGGGGTCTGCTGCTACTGGAGGTCGATTAATTGACAATGCATATGGATTATTATCTAATTGAGATAAATTTTTAGGATTAATGTTATCTTCTAATCCTCTGGTTGAAAGACTTACACCGGTTCGTGTGACCGTGTTACCGAGACCATTACTTGATATACTACCACCATTTGAAACCGATATATTGCTTCGTTCTCGTGTATTAAAGTTAACATTTTGTTTATTTAACCCAACAAAGCCTTGTTCACCAGAGCTTGCCATAACTTTAACACCTGTTTGTGTAGGTGTGCGACCTTTAGAAATTATTTCTTTATTAGGGTTTGTTTCGGCATTTAACATTCCGGTGTAATCGGCCATTTTTTTATCTGAAGAATTCGCAGATCCTCCGTAATAATTGTCGGACGTAAATTGTTTTAATGTTGCGGGTGCTTCAAATTTATTTGTAGTGTATCCGCCTTTATTATTAATAGAGGAACTTACGTTCCCTGAATATTTATTATTAGATGTTAGTTGTTTAAGAGTACTAGGAGCAAATGGATTAGCAGCTAAATAACCAGCCCCCCCTCCTTTCGCGTAAGCAACATTAGTATTATGTTTATTATATATAGTTGTTTCTTTCGTAGTCCGTTTTGCGGAGGCATAATTATAATCGGTATGTTTCGCATTTCGTTGAACGTCGATATTACCATCCCTAACATCATGAATTAACGTTTCTTTAAGAGTTGTTCTAGCAACATCATTTGGATCATACACTGTTAATTTAGTAGCACCTTTAACTTGGGTTTCCATTTTATTAACCTCTGTGGTTTCTTTAATAGTGGTTCTTGCGATATCATCTGGATCATATACTGTTAGTTTCTTTATACCACTGTCAATATTACCGTCATGTTCATTAACTTCAGTCGTTTCTCTTATAGTTGTTCTAGCAATATCATTTGGATCATATACTGTTAGTTTCTTTATACCACTGTCAATATTACCTTTATGATTATTAACTTCTGTCGTTTCTCTTATAGTTGTTCGTGCAATATCATTTGGGTCATATACTGTTAGTTTCTTTATACCACTGTCAATATTACCTTCATGTTCATTAACTTCAGTCGTTTCTCTTATAGTTGTTCGCGCAATATCATCTGGATCATATACTGTAGCTTTTTCTGGAATGCTGGTACCAATATAACCACTAATATTAGGATTTCCCTCTATATTTTGTTTTTTAGTTCGTTTCATTTTATCTTGTAAAGGAGATATTATAGATTTAACTATTGATACAACATTTGTTATAACTGATTTATTTTGTGTGGTATCTCTTTCATTAGGACCTAATTTAATACCAGCTTTCCCATAATTAGATATATCAAATTTGGTCCTAGGTTTTTCATTATTAATTTTGGATTGGAACGGTTCAAACACACCGTCAGCACCGTCCGCACCGTCAGCACCGTCAGTGCCAGCCGTCCAAGCCCCTGCCTGAGATTTACCTAATTTTAAGGACTTTTGCCCTCTTTGTGACAACGATTTTTGAACGTTGGAGCGTTGTGTCTGATTTTTTTCGATTGCCGGTCCAGCATTACCCGAATAATTACCGTGGCGTTTATTTACTGCAGGCATAATAAATGTTTCATCGGCTTTTGATTTAAGATTAGCACCGGTCGTTTTATTCCATCTCGATTGTGTATTAAGATAAAATGTATCTGGTCTATATTTTCCAACTTGGGAAGTCTCGGTCCGTTTATCAATATGTTTACCCGAAATTATACGTCCTTTATATGTTTCCTTAGGGTTTGATAAAACACGTAAATCATCGATATTTTTAGGTCTAACTAAATCATTTATATCATATTGATGAAACCCACCGGTTGGTTTGCTATTATAGTTCTTACCTAATCCAGGTCCAACTTTTATTTGTTCAAATGGTAATTCGGATTTTCTATTATTTGATTTGACATATCTATCTTCTAGTTTATCTATTACATTAGGAGCCCCATTAATAAAAGAAATGTCTTTACTTGGTTTAAAGAAATTCTTCGTTTCTTTTTTATGGAAGTTAAAATCAGAACGCCCTGTATGGATGTCTAATTTGCTTTTATATCCATTTACATCCATATTTTGTGTAGCTTTACCTCCAAAATGTGGTATAGCCCAGGTGTTAGTTGATACATCGTCAAAGTTTTCTCTACCAATTGTTTTACTCGAAATAAAATTTTCAATAGAAATTTCACTACCAGTTAACGAACTTTTAATGGCATTATCATTTTTCGGGACATATTTTAATATATCAACATTATCATTAATATCTAACTTTTTAGAAGTATTAGAATCTAAAAGATTTGAAAAACTTCGAGGTAAAATAGTTTTACATTTTGTATCTAATTTTTTAGCTAAATCGTTTTCGGCATTTTCGATATTTTTTAAATTATGCTGATTATAAGGGTTAGATTCATTATCACTTGATTCATTATCATTTGATTCAACCCTATCTTTATTTTTTTGTGATTTATTATACATAGTACCAAGTCCAAATAAAAGAGACGCTAAATATATTTCAATCATTTAATATATAATATAAATTATTTTTATTCATAAAAATATACTTAAAAATTAATTGCGGAATAATATATAGTATGTCAAAAAACATCTATTCAAATGAAGTTTTTACTCAAATCAAAAATGATAATGATTATACCATAGATGATGAGTTAAAAAGTGTTCTAGATAATATTAATAATATTATAGATAATAACTATGGTATAACATATCACGAAAAAAATAATAAAAATTATAAAAAGGGTAAAAATACTCAGGTTAATAAAGAAAATAAATCAAATGAAATAATGGATATAAATAAATGGAGATTAAAAAAAACAACTATAAAAAAAGAAATTAATAATGATTTAGATAAATATAAATATGAGATAAATAGTTTATTGAATAAATTATCTCCTAAAAATTTTGAAACTATTTCAACTAAGATATTAGAATACTATGAAAAATCACTTTCACCCGAAGATTTAACTAATTTATTAGTATCATTTATTAATAGTATATTTTCAAAGGCTGTTATGCAGCCAATATATTGTCCATATTATGTTAAATTTCTTAATATGTTAGAAGTTAAGTATAAGATTTTATATTTAATTGATGAAAAATGTAATGATTATCGAGAAATATTTAATAAATCTGTGGAAGTTGATATGGAAATGACGAAACAAGAAGAATATGACCAATTTTGTAAAGATAATCTGGAAAAGGTATTTAAGGCTGGATACTCGCAATTTTTAGGCGAATTGTATAACAATAAGATGATAACGATTGAAATTATTAAGAGTAATATAGATTTCTTTATTCAAAGTCTAAATAATTCGATTACAAATACGGACTTATTTGAAAATACTATTATATGTATTTCCCAACTTATAAAAACGACTTCGAATGAATTTAAGTGTTCTAAATATAATTATAATGATTTACATAAGATATTATTAGGAATACATGATAGTTATAATGAAAGTCGTCGAATTAAATATAAATTGCTTGATTTATGTGAATTTGTGGGGAAACTTATTTAAAGATTTACAGATTATCATAATGAAATGGAAGCCCAATTAAATAGTTACGCCAATATTATTAATAGTAGATTAAAGGAACTAATACAAATATATATTACTGAACGAAAACAAAAAGGATTGGGTATGTTATTCATTAATTTTACTAATAAAGATAAAATGGATGTTGGTTATTATCCATTATATGATCAAGAAAATGAATGTCTGAACCCACAGTTTCCGGAAGATTTATCTAAATATTTAACTGAAAATAATAAACCACCAAGCATCATTTATTTTAATATTTTAGATGGTAATGGTAATTTTCTAATGGAATTTGATTTAGATAAACAATAGGAATAACTGTATTATTTTACAAGTTAAGGATACACTACATTAAAATTATCTAATTCATTGTTTTCTATTTTGTTTAAAAGTAAATCATAATTTACTGGTTCATTAGATGAAAATATATATACGGGGGCAACTGGTTTTTGTATCCTAAATATTAAATTTAATAAGTATTTAATGTATGAATTAGATACAATAATTATACTTTTTTGTAAATATTGATGTGGAAATTTTTTTAATTTACGTATAAATTTCGTCATCTTAAAGCAATATTTCGGATTAACTAATCCGACTTCAACTGTATTAAATATAAAACTGAAATCTGTTTTATTTTGGTACAATAAAGTCCAATTAACTAAAAAATCATTAAATTCGGCATTATTATTAATAGTTTTATTAAAGTCAACTTTAACAATTGGAAAATTATAAGTGTAATTTGCCCACATTAATATCATACTAGATTTTATAATTTAAAATATAACTAATACTTTTGTTAAATATGCCCAGAAAAATATACCAACAAAACATTTAGAGAATAAATCCAGTATATTATAATTTATAGTACGAGTTTCATCATCGAGATAATATGATGCTCCGTATCCAGACCAAAATATTAAAAATGACCAGAATATAATTTTATTATCAAATATATTTTTACCATGGATAAAGGTGACATATAATAATCCATATAATCCAATAAATGAAACACTACCACACACCCATGCTATATGTTTATTTAGTTGTTTAGTTTCACCCAAATAGCCAAATCCTAACATTAAATAATTTAATATTAATATTATTAAGAAAAATCCGGCTTTTAATTTAGTTTTATTATTATAACCAAATACAAGACATAATACTAATAACATAAATGGTGTTGTTATAGACCAGTCTAAATATCTTGTAACATTAATTTCTTTGTAATTTATATCTCTATTTTCAATTTTTTTCATAAATACTGAATAAAAATAGGCGGCGACAACTGAAATAACAGTCTCAAGATTTAAAATATTGCGAATTTTTGGATCATTCGTTCTCATAGCTTCAATAAATGTTATTGTTCCAGTTGTTAATAAACACGCATATGTAATATAAAACGTATTTCGAACAATTGTTTCTTTCGTATATAAAACTTTATCCATTTTATAATATAAATATATTTTATATGATAAATTTGTATCACACATATAGTTTATTTAAGACATTCAATACATGTGATTTTAAGTTGATGATTCAAGAAAATACTTATAGTGGTTTAATAAAACTATTATTAAATATTAAAATAATAGATTCTTTTAATAAATTTTTAATAAATCTGTTAGAAAATTATAGTAAATATACTTTCGAGAATAAAAAACTTTTAAAAAGTATTGACTACAAATTTACTAAAAAATTATTAACAGTGTTTTTAATAGTTAAGTTTCCAAATATAGTGTTTACAAATAATACTGAATACAATCATAAGTTAATTGATGAATCTAAAAAAATATATGAGTTAATAAATTCAATTGTTAATACAGAAACTAATATATTGTTAAAAATGATTCAATTAATAAAACATATAAATAAATACATCTTTAACTATAATTTATGGAGTATGTTAGATAAACGAATAAATACATATGTTTTACTAAAATTATATCATAGTAATTTAGTTAATAAACGGGAATTACCTAAAGAATCTAATGAATACAATGTATTAATGGCATCAATAGATAATGATCAAAATGATATAGTTAAATCGATTGAGTTTATGAACGATGAAAATGAAATAAGTTTTTTTAATCACTATAAAAATGATATAGACTATAGTAAAATCATAGAAGAAAAGTTATTTTTAATAGAATTGAAATATAAATTAACTAAATCACCCCCAGATAAAATGGTATTTGTAGAACTCGTTTCTACAACAAAAGAATTGTTTAAAGCATGTGTTCCAAATAGAATTGATCATCATAAAATAATAGATAATACATTAGATACCGAATTAATGACTACATATATTACTAATGATATTTTGGATACTAATTATTTTACCAATATTATCCATATAATAATAGATAAAGTGAAAGAATATCATGCAGCCACATATGATATTGAATTAGAAGATTTTAGACATAAATGTACTAGTAGTTTAAGGTCGAATACATTTTACACAATTTTTATTCCAATGTTTTTTATGGATGTTTTTAAGCGTTTAGATACAATTATTAGTGAAAGGGACCGATTTATTAAAGAAACTTTTTCATAAAAAGAAACCTTCATAAAAAGAAACTTTTTCATAAAAAGTTTAGACAAAAACAAACATTCCTAAAAAGTATTTTTTTTAAAAAGTATTTTTTTGTTAATAAAAATTGATTTTAAATTAAAGATAATTATAAGAATATAATATATGTGTGGAATTTGCGGATTTGTTGGAAATAGGTCATCTAACACTATACAAGATGCTGATTCTATTTCAGAAAAGCGGAAACATATTTTAGATTTATCTAAAAGAATACGGCACCGTGGACCAGATTGGAATGGTATCTATGTTGATGCCACTAATAATATTTTAATAGCCCACGAACGTCTTTCGATTGTTGGTGTAGACCATGGTTCTCAACCAATAGTTGACAACGATGACTATATTTTATCGGTGAATGGTGAAATTTATAATTATAAAGAACTGTATAAAACGGTGCTGCATAACAAATATGTGCCTAACACAGAAAGTGATTGTGAGGTCATTATCCATTTATATAAGGAATTTGGTCAAGATTGTGTTAAAATGTTAGATGGAATCTTCTCGTTCATTCTGTATGATAAACTCAATAAAAAAGTGTTGGTTGCCAGAGATCCAATTGGTATTATACCCCTTTACTATGGTAACACCGAAAGTAATGAAATTATGGTAGCATCTGAGATGAAATGTTTGATTGATGATTGTAAAACGATTGAATTATTTCCACCGGGTAATTATTTAACGATTGAAACCTCTACATCATCATCGCATATGTTAGGTTTTGTTAAATATTTTAATCCTAAATGGGATAACCAGGAGTATTCTATAAGTCTAAAATCATCGGTTGGGTTGGACAAAAATATAAGAGATTCGTTGACTTCGGCGGTTGATAAAAGATTAATGTCTGACGTGCCCTTTGGAGTTCTACTATCAGGGGGGTTAGATTCTAGTCTTATTGCGTCGATTACAAGTCGTCTACTTAAATCTAAACCGTCCGTATGGGGGCAAAAACTGCACACGTTTTCAATTGGGTTGGAAGGTGCTCCAGACTTAATCAACGCTAGAAAAGTAGCTGATTTTCTCGGGTCTAATCATCATGAATTTCATTTTACAGTCCAACAAGGAATCGATTGTTTAGAAGATTTGATATGGCATTTAGAAACACCGGATGTAACTACAATTAGAGCAAGTACACCGATGTTTCTTATGTCGCGACTAATAAAATCACTAGGAATTAAAATGGTGCTATCTGGTGAAGGTGCGGATGAAATTTTAGGTGGCTATCTATATTTCCATAATGCTCCATCTAAAGGTGAATTTCACAATGAGTGTGTTAACCGAGTAAAAGGACTTCATAACTTTGATTGTTTACGGGCAAATAAATCTACTATGTCATGGGGAATTGAAGCACGGGTACCATTCTTAGATAAAGCATTTATGGAGTTGATGATTCCAATTGATCCAAGTTTAAAATTAGCTAAACGAACTAATGATAGTAAACAAAAAATCGAAAAATATGTGTTAAGAAAGGCTTTTTCGGCAGATGATTTAGGCAAACCCTATTTACCAGAAGAAATTTTGTGGAGACAAAAAGAACAATTTAGCGATGGGGTTGGTTATAATTGGATTGATGGTTTGAAATCATTTATAGAAAGTCAAATTTCAGATGAGGAATTTGAAGAAAGTATTAAAGATGTTAGTAAATATAGTGATGATATGCCTAAAAATAAAGAAGAATTATATTATCGACGCATTTTTGATAGATTATTTCCAGGCAGGTCTTCAATCGTTCAACGATGGATTCCAAAAATGGACTGGGATGGTGTTGGATATGATCCGTCTGGTAGGGCTCAGAAGGCGCATGAAAACCTTTTCTAACCTTTTACACCTTTGAACATTTAAAACGCCCTGATCTAATTATTCTATTTCATTTAGTATTTTTATTAATATGTCTCCATGACATTTATCTGGTTTACACCAACAACCTAATACTTTATTTTTTAATTTTTTAAGTTCGTCTGTCCCTTCTTTTTTTAGTTTGTTTCTAACCCATATTTCATATAACTCTAAACATTTATCTCTTCCTTCTTTTTTTACATTAAATGGATTTGCCCATTGGCTTGATTTTTTAGGAAACCGTTCTTTATTTATAAATACAATACCACATCTTCCTATATATTCGTGTTGAGGATTTGTCATCCATTCTTGTAATGTATTATAAGTTGGACGGATATGTTTTACTTTAACATTAACAAGTGTCGTCATTTATTTAATATTATATGCTTAAAGTTAAATATCAATTTTATTATATTATATTATAAAAAATCGCCATTTTAAATGTTCTAAGGTGTAAAACTTTTTCTAAAAAGGTTTAAGTTTAAGAAAATTGAATTGAAATATTAACAAATTTGAGTATGAACATGAACATGAACATGAACGATGAAAAGATTCGTTTTTATGATGATGACAACAAATATTTCATTCACTTTTCATCTATCGAAGGGTGTAATAAATTTAAAAACGAATTTAATGGGTCACTCGGTCATATATGCTGTGGTGGAAAAGGTGTTTGTGTAAAAACCTATAATGGAGTAGCCGTAGATAATGCTGAAATTTATAATACTATTATAATTGATTATAATATTAACTAAAATAAAGTTAAGAAAAATCAATAGTTTTTGACTAACCTTTTTCTTAAAAAGTCTTCTCTTTCGTGTGGCTTAAGCAATCCCCATAAAATATTTAATTCTGATTCGCGGGTCTTTTTTAGATTTTTAAAATAAAATAGTATTATTTCTTTTTGATCTTTATGTTTATTTTGATAGAGTCTTTTAAATGTATTATAAAACTTAGGAATACATCCGTTCATAATAGGACTTAGTCCATTTAAATATGAAGCTATATCATTTGTAAAAAAATTAATATAGGTTTCATTTTCATAATTTATTTTGTATAAATTTAATCCATTATTTTTTGTTATGTAGAAATTTTTTATATCAAGATTAAGTTGTTGTTTTTTAGTTATTGTTGTATTAAGTATTCTTAGTTCTTCTTCCCACATAACCTTTTAAAGGGAAAGTTTTAACAAAACTAAACGATACTTTTAAACTTTTAGAAAAAGTTTAACAAAACTAAGCTTTTTCCTAAAAAGGTTTTTTTTGGTCAACCTTTTTCCTAAAAAGGTTAGAGAATTAGTTCAACCAGTGTTATTATAAATAGCAACGCGTATAAGTTATTTTCTATTATTAATTTTTGTATTTCTTTACCGAATAAGTGACCTATGATAGGTATCTCATCAATTCTTTTTATATACTCTTTTTTCATTAAGGATATAGTAAAATTTCCTATTATAAATATAAGAGACGCTCTTAATAATCCCATTATAGTTATACTATTTTTTATTTTTAAATTTTAATTTAAAAAAACAAAATGAAGAATGTCGGAATTGATATAGCTAGTAATATAAAAACAGCTAGTAATATAATTACAGTCATTATATTACTTGTGGAAAAGTGTTTTAAATAATTTATTATATTAATATAATGAATAATAAAATATGTTATACCGGAGTTGGTTCAAGAAAAAAAAAATATCATAAACAAAAAGCCTATTTGAAAATAATGGATAAAAATTTTAAAGCCGAATGTAAAAAATATCATGAGTCATTTAAATGCAAATCATGTAAACAATCATCTAAAATTTTTAAAAAACTTATGAAATTAAAAAAGCCATCAAATAAAGTATCTAAAAAATTCGCGACATATTCTAAAAAATGTATGAAATGTAAATCTAAAAGAACTAAAAAATGTGATTTTAATGAATATATTAATTTTTCGGGTGCCGTAATAGGTGAATGTTAAACTGCCATAGGGGCCTTGATATTTTTATAGGGACAATAATCAATAAGTCTAACATCTTCATACTTATAATCATAAATACTATCTTTTTGACCACCATTAAATACTAATTTAGGAAATGGTCTAGGCTTTCTTAGTAAATTTTCGTTGACTTGGTCTACATGATTTTTGTAAATATGGGTATCTCCGGTTATAACGGTAAGTTTACCAGGTGATAAATTAATATCTTTAAGATTACAAATCATATTAACTAAAAAGGCCCCTGTTAAAGTGTTCCAATTATTAGCTAAAAAGTAATCTGAACTTCTTATATAGATTTGTAAGTTTAATTTTTTATTTCGAGTATCAACGTAAAATTGATAGAAACATAGACACGCTGGTAATGCAGCCTTATTCATAGTAGAAGGATTCCATAAATTAATTATAATGCGTCGGCTATTGGGATCATTTTTAATTAAATATAGAACATATTCTAATTGGTCAAATCCATATCCCTTATAATCTTCCTTGCAAGAACCATAAAATGCACCATAATGTCTAAAATTAAATCCATACGTTTCCCCCATATCACCTTCCGGATAATGAGTTAGACCACGTTTATCTAAAAAATCACGGCTGGTATTTCCATCCCATATATTAATCTTCTTATCATTTAATATAGAATTATCAGTTTTTCCACTAAGATAAAGCATTAATTCTTCAAAGACCCCTCTTACAAATATTTTTTTAGTTGTTAATGCTGGGAACGTGTCTTCTAAATTATATGTAAATTTTTCACCAAATAACGAATATGTCCCAACACCGGTTCTATCTTCAACCTCAATACCATTTGTAATAATATTATGAAGAGTATCCAAGTATGATTGTTCTTCCACATTAACCCATGGAACTAATTGTTTATTATTTTTATTACTATATTCTAAATATCGATAATAAATATTATTTTCACTATAAAAATTAGATATATATGATAGTATATATTTATCTCTATCTATTTGAGGGAAAACAGTATCACATTCATATTCTTCATAAACTTCGGTTACATAAATATTAGAAATATTTTCAGATTCTAATGCCATTTTATAAATAGATTCGCCACCGATTATAAAAATATTACTAATATTAAACTCATTATTTAATTTAGCAACTTCTAATATTTCATTAAAATCATATTTAACGAATGTATCTTTGTATGATTCTATGTCGTGTTTAAGACGGACATCCTTATTTCGTGTTAATACTACGTTTATTCTATTTTTTAAGGGCTTGTTTTTTGCAGGTATTGAATCCCACGTTTTCCTACCCATTACTATCATATTTTTAGTATACGGTTTAAAAGTTTTTGATGTTATTTGTTGGAAATTCTTAAGATCATTCGTTAAGAACCATGGTATTTTATTATTCATACCTATTCCATTATTTATTTTACAATATGCGACAATAACATTCATTTCTTAAATAATAATTTATAATTAATTTTTAAGTTAGTTTAATTATTTGATTTTCTAAAATTATTTTCTATGTATATATTATAAAATGGTTTTGAATATGCGAAGTTTAAAAAGAGGTGGAAGTCGTGGAAGAGGTGGAAGTCGTAAAACACGTTCTGGTAATGTTTCCTTTGCTGCTAAATTAGGTGCGTTTATGTTAGAAAGTGTTGAAGGTAAAATAGTATTTAATAAAAATACGGGCTTTACCAATAAACATCCACAAGTATACGGTGTATTACCATATTTACATATGAACATTTCTGAAGGGTCGTTCAGAAAATCGCTTGATGTATCAAAACCAGTCAGACTTAAGCATTTATCTAAATTATGTCATAAAAAACAATTAAATAAAAAGTTAAGCAAAGTGAATTTCAATTGTAATATCCAACCATTAAATGGTATAAAATCTGTAAATAATTCTATATTAGATTCAGTTAATAACCGATGGAGTATTAGACAGAATGGACGTAAACAATTAAGAGAAATCCTTATGGCCCAAAAATGGCAAGTCACGCAAGGACTTATACCAGCCAAGAGTTTAGAATGGGCTAAGGGCTTATAAAAATACTTTTTCAAAAAAGTATTTTTTTGCTTTACTTTTTTTTAAAAAGTATTTTTTTTTAAAAATCTTGAAAATATAGATTCGCTGTAGAAATCTATAGTTATATTTTCTTCATCATCAGTGACGTATGTATAATAATAATTATACGGGATGCTTATCATTGTATTTTCTCTACAAATAACTTCAATATATTTAGCAACTTCTATTAACGGGTATTTAATTGTATCTTGATTCCATAAATTTATAGGACTTATGTCATTTTGTAAATATAAATTTTTCTGTTGTTCTGGTGTGAAAATAAAGAATCGCTTTGTGCCTTTTACTATATAAAACAAATGTCTATATTTATCCTGTCTTTTAATAAGACTTAAAGTGTTTATCGGTTCATTTAATAGTTGATGGTTTGAATCAATCGTTAAGGGGATGTTATAATAATACAGATTTTTTTGGATATCATCATGATTTTCAAATTGTATATTAGTAAATACACTTATAAGTTTATCTTGCATCATATTTTCAAAAATATTTTTTTTAGGATTTTCATATTGTAAAATTTCAAATGAATTACTAATTTTATTTATATGTGTGTATTGAAAATAGCCGATTATTATTAGTATGATAATAATAAATAGTAGTCTTTTCATTTATTTTAATAGTATATAAAAAACTAATGTTATATACGAATCATATTTAAAAACATAATAGATACTATATTTATTATGGAGTCTTACTATATTATTAATAGTTATATCAATTCAATATTTATTTCTAGTTCTGAACCATTTTATACTAAGGAAGAAGCTAAACAAACTAAAGAACTATTAGATAAAAATAATAGTTTGACTAATTTTATTTTTAAATGTGATCCTTTAGAAACAACCAAAAATAAAAAAATGAAATTATATAGTTATGTAAAAGGATATTTATTAGTTCCTGATAAAACTAATCCATATTATGGTATGAAGCGTTTAAATAATGGCGATTGGTGTGAAGATGTTGGGGGATGGTTTTATGATAAATCGGAATATGATAATTTAATTAAATTAGGTTATAATTTTAAAGATAAATTTAAAATAGACTATTCCAACTATAATATAAATACATTAGAAATATTTTTTTATAGTAATGGGTTCGTATTATCTCCTAAAGAATCATATAAATATTATGGTCAACCATATTTAATAGGAGGGGTATGGTGTGAAAAACAAAAAGGATGGCTATTCTCAAATATTAAAAAATATAAAAAATTAGTTAACTTGGGGGCAATCGATTATGATACAAATACATTTATGGAATAAAATAAATAATTAATAAAAAATATTTAAAGATAATTAAAATATACTATTTATAAAGTAAGTAGTAAAATGAGTGAACAAGAAAGAATTATAGGAAGCGAACTCGGCCAAGTTAAATGGTTCGATAACAAATTAGGATATGGTTTTGTGACCGTTCTGACCAATAAACATAAAGATACAGATATTTTTGCACACCAAACAAATGTTTTCCCATTAGAAACCGAATACCGAACCCTTTCCAAGGGGGAATACATTTCGCTTAATGTTAGTGAAGATGATAAAGTTCAAGCGATGAATATCACTGGGGTGCTTGGGGGATCACTTCGGTGCGATGAACCGCGTCCACTTCCTCGTGGAGGTGGTGGGCGTCGTGACAAACGGACTGAAGGAGGGGGTGAAGGTGCCGATAATGTTGGTGGAGCTCCACAATAATTAGTTAAAAACCCACCATTTATTAGATTTTTTTTTACCTTTTTTACCTTTTTTAATAGATTTTTCTGAATTTGTATCTATTAATTTTCCATATTTATATCTTAACCATGTTGGATATTTTGTTTTACATTCTTTGACGCATTTATTGTATTCGTCTCTTGATTTACTTTTTCTTCGTTTCCAAGGATTTTTTTGGTTACATTTATTAGAACATTTGATGAGGTCTGGATTATATATTACTGATTTTTTTCGTGGGTAGTATTTTTCTAAAATGGGGTGTTGACAATTGTATAATTCTCCTCCCCGCCAATAATTAAGTGGCAGTGGCTTTCCCTTTTTATCTTTCTTAATACATTTATTATATTCTTTGACACATTTTGGATTGTTTAAACATTTTGTTTCACGGTTCATTAATATAGTGTTATATTAAAGTTTTAACAAAAGTTTTAACAAAACTAAACTTTTAACAAAAGTTTTAACAAAACTAAAATAAACTTTTAACAAAAGTTTTAACAAAACTAAACTAAACTATTATGTTTGCTTAAAAGATTTTTTAAATCTTTGCTTAAAAGATTTTTTAAATCTTTGCTTAAAAGATTTGTCAAATCTTTATCTATGGATACAAATGATATTTGGACGAATATAATAATACCCCTGCTAATAGGTCCGTTGTTTCTTTATTTAAAATCTATTTATGATAATTATATAATTAGAAAAAATGAACATAAATTGATGGTGTATAATAATAAATATGAACACTTAACCTATGTTCTAAATAATTTTTATTGGCCCTTATATTTAAAACTCCTCTGCATTAAACAACTAACATATAATATTCCTTTAAAAAATGAGTATGAATATTATTCGGATGATACTGATGATGGATATGATGCTACTGATGTTGATGCTACTGATGTTGATGCTACTGATGTTGATGCTACTGATGTTGATGCTGCTGATGCTAATGATGCTGATGCTAATGATGCTACTGATGATGATTCTAGATATAATATTGATAACAAAACTAGTAGAGATTCTGATAATTTAGTAATAAATATTAAGACACATAAAGAATCTAAAAATATAATTCTAAATAAAGAAACAATACAATTGATGGAATTAAACATGAATGTATTATTTGATGAAACGCTTGAAATTATAGAAAAACACGTGTATAAGGCAAGGCTCTGTAAAAGTCTTAATAAAAACATAGTACAATTCATTAAATATTGTAAAATACGACAAATTATACATGAAGGTTCAATCGACAAAAAATATAACATAGAATATTTTGGAATTAAAGATAATACGTCTAAATTGCTTCATTTAATAGAAATCGATGTTAATACGGTTCAAGACGAATATAACTATTTAATCGAGATGGGTCCTTAGACATTATTAAGACATTATTAAGACATAATATTATATATTATATAATATTATATGGCTGGAGGATTATTTGGTAGACCATTTGTTTTTAACATTAAATGTATAATATTTTCATTATTAATGATGGCGCTATTTTTAGTAACACCTGTATTTAAAAGTAATCTAATATTAGGCGTAACACTATTTATAATATTTGTTATTTCGTATGTTGCTATGGCATGGTATGATTTTTACTATAATTGTCGTTTATTACCTTTGAAACGTGGGACAAAATCGTTAACAGGGTTGTTAAAACCAGACGTTCATTCACAAAAACAGATTAACGAAACAAATATGAGTAGAGGAAGCATGATGATATATGCTTCCCATATAGTATTCATTGTGCCTCTTCTAATTTATATAGCCTATTATAAAGGGAAAGTAAATCAAATGATTTATCCGATTTTAATAGTGTTGGCCGTATTTACATTATTATATCATGGAATGGGAATGATTACTGGATCACATAATTTATAGTTGAAATATTTTGTTATTTCTATTTAAATTATTAATATATTTAGCTTGGTTTACTTGCCATCTATATAATACAAATAAACATACTAAACTAATTGTAATTATTATTAGTTTATATATAATATTTATATTTATCTTATACAATGCTAAAGTTATTACAACCAGTTTAAGTAATTTTATATATCTAAAACTAGATATATCATTTATATCATTACTATATTTTTTATTTTTTTTTGTTATTAAATTATAGTTGAAATCTATAAGAAACACTATAATATCTCCTGTTTTATAATTTTTATTCAAAATTTTCTTTTCTATTAAATCTATCATACATTCCCCTTTTAGTAAAACCCAATGAATTATTATTATTACCCATACACCTAAAATGTAATAATGTATTTTTGAATCATATTTTACAAATAATAATAGTATTATACTAACAAAAAATAGTAATTGATATACCAAATGAATAAGTTTTAGAACTATTAATGTATTATTAGTTTTTATTTGTTCTTTATATTTATTCAAATATTTATAATACAAATATTCAACGTTATCCATAATTATTAAATATATTATTAAATATATTATTAAATATACATAGTAATATACTTAAAGTCCTTATACTTAAAGACCTTATATGGGAATTTTAAGTTTATTATTTTTATTCGTTGGCACTGTAAGAGGTGCTAGTCGAAATGATTTACAAAATTATATATTTAGTAATAATACATCTATAATTCCTGATAATGGTGTGAATTTATCATTATCGTTAGCAATACGTGCATTTAATAATATTGATCAAATAGATGGTTCAATAAATATGAATATATGGCTAAGGTATAATTGGAATAGTAATATTAAATGGAATTCATCTAATTTTAATAATTGGTCAAGCATAAATCTAAACACCAATCCCGAATCCGACAATTTTATTTGGACGCCCGATATTTATTTATACAATACCGCCGAAAAACCGATGAACGAGTTAGATTACACAAAGGCAAATGTGTATAGTGATGGAACTATTTTTTGGTCGCGGCCTGGACTTATTAAATCGACGTGTGTCTTTAATTTAACATATTTCCCATATGATCAACAAACGTGTAAATTAAAATTTGGCAGTTGGACTCATGATATGACCGATATTTTTATAAATGATGTTCAAAATAATTCGATTGATATCTCTAATTATCAAGAACATGAAGAATGGTTATTAGTTGATTTTTATACTATAAAAAATAGCGTAATATATTCATGTTGTGAACATCCATATCATGATTTAGAATTTTACTACACTATAAGAAGAAAACCAGCATACTACAATTTAAATATTATTATTCCAACATTTGCTACGGCTACTCTAATTATACTCACATTATTAGTGCCGTGGGATTCAGGTGAACGCATATCCTTCGCAGTAACGGTCTTACTATCAATTATAGTTTTTCTGCTTATTGTTTCCGAAAACCTTCCAAAAACCGACAGCAAACCATTACTTTCGTTAATGATTATCGGTTTAATATATTTTTCGCTGGTTGGTGTCATATTCACTATATTAATTAGCTGTATTCATGAAAGCATCAAAAATGATACGATTAAAGATAATAAAATAATGGTATATTTATTTTCAAAATGCCACTACATAAAATGTTGTATAAATAATAAAGAACCAACATTAATAGTAAAACATAAATCTGAATCATCGATTAAATCAATGACATCGATTAAAACCAATTCATCGGTATCCACTGACAATAGTTCAATGTATTCTATTAGTTCAATCGAATCTATTGAACCAGCTGAAAATAATGGGCAAAATGAAAATAATGGGCAAAATGAAAATGATATTTTTTCTACATTTGACTTAGAAGAATGTAAAAAATTAACAATTAAAATCGAAAAAATATTTATACTTGGATTTTTATTAAGTTTTATACTATATTGCCTAATAATATTTTTAAGTGTGCCTAACTACTAAGTATTCTACTAAGTTGGGCCTCATTCGGATAATTAATAATATTTTCTTTTTTCAATTTAATAATTTTCTTCTTTTCATTCACATTAATAAATGAAATTTCATCCTTTTTAATTGCGTCATAATTATCATCAATTATTGTATTTATAAATTTATGTGCGCATTTAATTTGTTCCATATCACGAGCCCCCGTTATAATAATACTGCCACTTTGAAATATTGCTATAGTTACTTTTTTACAATCCCCATTACCATTTCCACTACCTTTACCATTACAAATTACATCACAATAACATTTCCCCTCATACATATTATTAACATATTGATGATTAAAATAATATTTACTATTTACACCAGGATAAATGCACGGCTCATAGGATGAAAATATATTATATTCATCGCACAGTAAATTTTGTAAAACATCGCGTTTAATTTCAAATCCCAAATAATAATCACTATTAATTAAGACAATTTTATAATCTTTAATTTTACACGTTGACGATGCTAAAAGTCCATTTTCAACCAAATTATACTTACATACGTTACATTCAATATGCTCGTTTTTACTACAAATATTACAAATCGAATGTTGACATTTTGTTTTTTTAATATTATGTTGGGACACTACTTTATCGCAAAATTTACACTCCACTTCTAATACAGTTTCATTTTTAATAACTGGGGGGTCATTAAAATAAACCCCCTTAATATGTTTAATTCTATCTAATAACAAATTTATTGAAATTTCACCTTCGTCAAAATTTTTTAAGCCAGTCATCGATACAGCACCATTATTAAATAATTTTACATTGTTTAGCCGGTTTTGTTTAGGTTCAACTATAATAGTGATTTGATTAAAAAATACGCGTTTCTTTTCTTTTGCCTTTTTAGATTGTTTTTTCATATTTTCTCCCTTTCGTGTTTTACCATGCTCGATATATTTTATTTTATCATCTATATCTAAATATTTAGCAATAATCTGTAAATTAATAAATGAATTAATATTACAGGTGGCTGTATGTGTGGATATTCTTAAATCTGTTGGAGAAATATTCATGTCTATTATTTATACTTAAAATATCTTTAAACTCATTTTTTGAAATCAATTTTAAGAAACTTTTTAAGAAAAAGTTTTAACAAAAACATTATTTTTTTTTGGTCAACCTTTTTTTGAAAAAGGTTAAAGAAACTTTTTGGTCAACCTTTTTTTGAAAAAGGTTAAAAAAGGTTAAAAAAGTTTATTTAAACACTATTACACATACTATTATTATTAATGGATGATTATTCTATTTTAGGTGCGACACGTGCCGATTCGATTGAAACCATAACAAAGAAATATAAGAAATTGGCTTTAAAGTGGCATCCAGATCGTAATATGCATAACAAGTGCGAGGCAGAAGAAAAGTTTAAGACTATATCTGCTGCCTATAATAATATAGTGAATAATAAATCTAATCCTTTTCATACTTTTACAAGTTCACCTAATGGTGAGTTTAATTTTGGAAATCTGTTTACTAAAATTAATGAATTCAAAGACTATTTTAAAGATGTAAATTATGAGGAACTATTATTGAATGTAATCGAAAAGGTGAATACGTTTGGTGGTGGTAAACCTAAAAAAACTAAAACTGATAATTTATACATTAATGCCAATTTAGAATTATTTGATATTTATAATAATGTTAAGAAAACGATTAATATTGACCGTTTAAGAAAATGTGTAGAGTGCGTTAAATCTGATGATTCGGGTGTTAAGTGTAACATGTGTAAAAATGACAAATACATTAATAAATCTATCGAACTCATTTTTTATGGAAAAACAAAAACTGTTATTTTTCCTCAGCTCTCAGATCATAGTGAACATAAAACCCCGGGCGATATTATTATAAATATTAATCCAAAAAATAATCCAAAAAATAATCCAAAAAATAATCAAGTCGATGAAAAATATCAAATAATCAATAACTATGATTTACTATACAATTATAGTGTAGATGATTTAGTTTATTTAGATAATTTAGATATAAGTTTTAAACATTTAGATAATAAAACGTATAAGTTTGCTATATCTAATCCGACTTTAAATTACAAATATAAAATAGAGAATATGGGGCTACTTTACAATGATGAAGATGTTCCTTATAATCGCGGTAATCTATTTATTGTATTAACACAATCATTTAAAAATGTTAATACTTCAATTCAAAAAATATATTATTAAATATATTGTTGATATATTAACAAGTGATGAATGTTCGTTGGGAGGTAGTAAAAGTTCAGTTCAACCATTATTAAATATAATTAAAAAGAGTAAAAAGAAGATGGTGAACGTAGTAAAATAAAAGATTAAATTTATACGTTTAATTTAAAATGTATATTAATAATAAATGGGATATAAAATCCGGCGAAGATTTAGTAAAAAGCGTTTAAATAAAACTAATAGAACAAAATTAAATGGTGGTAGTAATAATAATACTATTTCTAAAATAGAATTACAAATATTAACTTTAGACCAAGTCTTGTCTAAGACTCAAAAACTAATAGATAAATTAAATATTAATATAAACACAAATTTACAAAAAAAGATCCAAACGGATAATTATAGATTACAAAACCAATATCATCAAGAAGCTAAAACATGGTTTAAAGTAAGAAAAGCGAGGGAAGCAGACGCAGATAAAATTAATGAACAAATTAAGGGATTAGAAGATGAACTTAATAAACTTAATAAATCTACTGTTAAAGCTACAACTCATGGTCAATCCAATAATCAACTTTTAAATGTTCTACCATCCAATACAAATATGAATAATCAACTTTTAATACATGGGCGTCCTCTACCACGTGAATTTTATGCTAATTCAACTATAATTAATACAAAAGTTCAAGAAAGAGAGGGAAACAGACGTGTCAATAAAAGTAGGCACAAAAAAACAGAAGGAAACAGTTTTTTAAACAAAATAAAACAAAGATGGAAAAAATTTAGAACAAAAAAAAAACCAATTCCATCCAATACAAATACAAATATGAATAATCAACTTTTAATACATGGGCGTCCTCTACCACGTGAATTTTATGCTAATTCAACAACTAATAACAACGTTCGAGATAGAGAGAGAAACAGACATTTCAAGAAATATCTTCTTGAAAACAAATCATACAATAAACCTCAAACAAATAGTATTTTTAACATATTACATAAAAATGTTTTAAATTTTAGAAAAACAAAAAAAGGAACAAAGAAAAAAAAATCTACATTCAAAAGTAAACAAAGTAAACAAATAAAACAAAACGTTTGTACAAATTGTGGAAAAGTTCTTGAACCAAACAATATGTTTTGCACTGAATGTGGTACTAAAATAGAATTAACAAAAGTCAAAAGTATACCAACAGTCAAAAGTAAAAAAATACCACAAAATTATTGTACTGAATGTGGAACAGTTCTTGATCCAAACAATATGTTTTGCACTGAATGTGGGTCAAGAATAAAAAATATAAATAATGAAGATAGACAAATAAATATTCCAGATACTGTTGATATAGATAATATAAGATTACCTAAATGGTTCAATAATAGTTGTTTTTTAGATAGTGTAATTGCTTGTTTATTAATAAGACCAAACAAATATCTTATAAATAGATTATTAGAGAAACCTTTAATAGATTTAAATGTAAAAAGTGATTGTACTTTAGAATCAAGACAAAACATTAGAAACGAATTAATAAATGTTTTTAATTTTATTCACAATAACCAAACTAAATCAAAAGAATCAAAAGAATTACGCAACTTTAGAGAATCTCTTGGTAAATGTAATCTTAATACATTTGAATCCTTTACTGGAAGTTCTCAACAAGAAGCAAATGAATTTTTAAAATATTTATTTGCGTCTCTTCCAGGTGAAGATAAACAAAATTTATCAGAAACTGTTTATTTTACAGATGATATAGATACACCGATTAATGTAGAAAAAGACATACAAAACCTAAATGGTAATACATGTATAAGTAGAAATAATCAAAACACAGATGTATATTATTTTATATCACCAAGTGATATTTCAAATGTAATTAATACATCAGTTAAACTGTCTTCATTTTTAAATAGTAAAGATGATTCAATTGTTAGTGAAGGTTCAACGTTTTTATGTGACAGTAAAGATTATAAAAGAACTATAAAATTTAAAATTTTTGAAGAAGAAAGATATATTATTTTTGATTTAAGTCGTGCATTTGCAGGTCAATTTTTAGATCAAAAAATTACACCCGATGAAGAAATAGAATTATCTAATGGTAAAAAGTTTAAATTTGTTTCATCAGTTCATAGAACATCTGGATTAGGTAGTGCACATTTTACTTCATTTATTCTATTAAATGATATATGGTATTATTATGATGATTTAGGTAATAAATTAAAAGAAGTCGGTAATTATAGCGATTTACTTAAAAATGAAAAAATTATGCAATGTGTTATGTATTTTTATGAACCAATGTCTCCCTCATAGTAATTAATTAGTAATAAATCTTGAAGCAATATTCATCCCTTCCAATTCTTGGATTAAGAGCTTGCACGAATATGGTATTCTTATTTCGGAGAAATCTATGAAGTTATTGCATGGCTTACATTTATATATATTTTCGTCTGGATTTACAGATGCTATAAATCCACATTCATTACACACAAATACCCTATAATTATCGGATACATCTAACATCCGCTCTTTAAGAAATTGGACGCTGCCGTGTGCGATCATACAATCGCGTTCCATCTCACCAAATCTAAGACCACCATCTCTTGCCCGCCCTTCGGCCGGTTGTCGAGTAAGTAAAACCATCGGTCCAGTTGCCCTCGAATGTATTTTATCTTCGACCATATGTTTAAGGCGTTGATAGTATGTTGGCCCAATAAATATTTTAGATTTCATTTGAGTTCCAGTTAGCCCATTGTATAATACTTCGTTACCCGAACCTTCGAAATTATGTTTTTCAAGTGCTTCCATAATTTTATCGACCGATGTATCATTAAATGGGGTTCCATCACCATACCCCCCTTGTAATGTAGCGGCTTTCCCTAAAATACACTCGATAAGTTGGGCAATAGTCATACGGCTAGGAATAGCGTGAGGGTTAACAATAATATCGGGACGAATACCATCCTTAGTAAATGGCATATCTTCTTCTGGTAAAAGCATCCCACAAGTCCCCTTTTGACCATGTCTCGAAGAAAATTTATCACCAATTTGAGGAATTCTAATCGAGCGAACACGAACTTTGCAGAACTTATGACCGTCCCCATTTCGATTTACATAAATTTTATCAATATATCCGGTTTCGTTACTTTTCAAAAAGGTGCTACTATCCCTATATACATTTTTTGTTTTTGTTTTACTTTTTATAGGAAATACTTTACCAATAATAATATCATTTGAAGTGACATGCGTATTAATTGGGACAAATCCATTTGGTTCTAATTTATCATAACAGCCGGGTTTAATACCCGCTGTAATATCTTTCGGAGGTTTCATAATGCGTTCATCTTGTCCCGATGATTGAATTTTCTTTTCATCATCTCTATATGTTCTAAAGAAAGTTGACCTAAATAATCCTCGATCAACAGACCCTTTATTAATAATTACCGAATCCTCTTGATTAAATCCCGAATAAGAAGCTATTGCTACAATAACATTTAGTCCATTCGGAATTTGAGAGGATGGAACCAATTTTCCTATATTAGTATCAACCAATGGTTTAGTCGGATAATATAACACATGACCCATCGTATCCATTCTTTGTCTAAAATTAGTCATGTAAACACCCATTGCTTGTTTACCCATTGCGGATTGATACGTATTTCTTGGTGATTGATTATGATTCGAAAATGGAATCAGAGACGATAATATTCCTAACATTAAACTTGGATGAATTTCACAATGTGAATATTTAGTTTTAGTTTTAAGATTACTATGAACGGCAATCATTTTATAATATGATTCTTGGGTGTCAATATATTCAATACAGCCAATTTCATCCTTACGAATATCCTTGGGATCATAATTAATATTATTATTTAACCCTTTTATTAACAAATTCCTAAATTTATATTTTTTCGAAACAATATTATTAACATCATCTTTTGTAATCAATAATTTATTATTCTCTACAATATATAGGGGTCTACAACAACGCCCAGCATCCGTAAAAATATTAATTTGATTCATATCGGTATTAAATGAAATTGATACATAAATATTTATTAGTCCCTTTCGTCTAGATAAAATTAATGTATCATATATTTCTTTTGGATATTCTGTAATATATGCCCAATCACCATTAACAAATAGTTTGGTTTTATTAATTGTATCTTCTATATTATCAATATTTTCAACTTTAATAACATTGCCGGTTTCTATTATTTTTATAATTGGTTCTTCATTGCTATAATTGGTTATATATGTCATAATCCCCAGATTTTTAACCAGCCCAACAGAACCACCCTCAGGCGTTTCCGAGGGACAAACAATACCCCACTGAGTATTGTGAAGTTTCCTCGGAGGAACTAATTTTCCAGTCTTTTCTGTCGGTGTATTAATACGTCTTAAATGTGATAATGTAGCATTATATGTTAATCTATTTAACACCTGAGCTATACCAACCTTACTGTTTGTGCTTTTTATACCCCAATTACCGGTAGCTAACCCATATTTAATACCCGATTCAATTGTTGTTGATTTTATTATTTTAAATAAATTATTATTATTAATAATAGATTCTATGTTCATATGATTTGAATTTTTCCACGGATTACTATTTAATTCCTTCATGATTTGATTTCTCATATCCTTAGTCATTTTTGTAAAGTATTGCCTAAATAATAATGCCATAAGATATCCAGATGTTTCTACACGTTTATTACAATAACTATCTCGATCATCGTATGGTATTTCATTGAAATAACATTTTAATAATTTATTTGTCATATATCCTAAAAATAAAGCCTTCTTTTTAAAATTTGGACCAACATGAGCCAACACATCTCGTTCCATCATTTCCTTAAATAATACTAATTTACGTTCTCTACTAAGTTTTATATCTTTTGGTTGTCCCAAAATAGAACTATATTTTAAAATATAATCTAAGGCATCATTTTGGGTTCTTATATCCGAACCTTCTTCAATTGTGCATTGTAATAAATCTAACTTATCATTATTGTTTTCAATATCATACAATATATATTTAATAATTTCTTTATCTGACTCTACACCAAATGCCCTAAATATTATAAATAATGGAATATCAACCCTACAATGAGGTATACCAACCTTTAATGTTTTTCCTTTCAAAATATCTTTATTCGAAAATTTTATACTACAATTTTTAGGTGTATTAAATCCGACCTTTGAAACCGATTTTACTTCGGCAATATGACTATATTTTGAATTACTCTTACTTGATTTAAACACATACACAATTTGTTCTGCGATTTTTTCTTGCCCCACAATAACCTTTTCATTGCCATTAACAATGAAATACCCACCTAAATCTAATTTACATTCACCACTATTATCTATTTCTGATGTACAATATTTAGAACCTACCATAATTGGTATCTTACCAATATTTACCTTTTTTAATTCCTTGTTATTTAAAAGAACCTTTTCACTATTTTTAGTTGAATAAATATCAATACTTAAATCAATCAATAGTTGTGACGAATATGATAAATTTCTTAACCTAGCATCATTTGGAAACATTATTTTGGTGCTACCATTATTCTCATAAATGATAGGTTTATTAAAATATATATTGCCAAAATTAATATTTATTTCATACTTATATGAATTTGTTTCTTCGTCATAATCATTAAAAATTAATAATGGATTTGATTGTTTAACAATTTGCTCTATCTTTATATCAGTAAATTCATTAAATGAATCTATATGATGTCTAATTAAATTTTTAAAATTATTTTCGGTTATGTATGATTCAATCACTTTCCATGTATCTAAATCATAATTAAATTTTTCCATAATTTAATTATAAAAATAAAAATAAAATTAATTCAATTTTATAATATAAAAAAATAACTTTAAATCTTTATCTTAATATTTATTAAATAAAATAACTATTAATAAAATTGATATTAATACCAATGCTATAATATTATTATTAGACATTTTTCCACTATTTTTATTAGTTACAGTCTTTTTAGATACATTACTTGAACCGTAAAATCCTTCAATAACCGGTATTTTATCTTTTAATGCTCTGGTTCTTTTTTTAGTGTATAAATTATAATCAATCTCGGTATCATCTGTATAAGTTACTAAATTTTTATATTCAATAGTATTTTTATCATATTCGTCATAATTATCTTTTAAATTATCATCTATAGTTGTATCTAATTCAAATGGTCTAATTTCTTCATATTTTTCTAACAATTTTTCATATTCGGTATTATTATATTTTTGATAATATTGTCGTTGTAAATAAGTCCGTATTTCTTCTCTTACTATAGATTTATTTTTTTTAAGTAATGATTGAATAATTATCTGATCTTTATTATTTTGGTTATGTATATCTGAACCATATTCAACTAATAATTTAACAATATTAAAATTCATTCTATCTTTCAATTCAACTGATTCGTCATCGTCATCTCCATTATCTAATTCGGTGTTAGCTGAAACCGGCATAACTGCGGTATGTAACGGCGTTTCGCCATATTTATTTTTTTCGATAACGCATGCTCCCGCATTATTTTCTAATAACATTTTAACACAATTATATGACCCCGAACGAACCGCGCTATGCAATGACGTATCTCCGTGTATATTTTTACATTCAACACTAACACCATGTTTTAATAATTTGAATACAGCTTCATAATTTCCTCGCAAACACGCAAGATGTAATATGCTATTATCGTCGCGATTTACACTTGAATAATCAAAATTTGTAGTTAATAAGTATTCTATACATTTAAATGAATTATAATAAATAGCATGATGAAATACTGTGTTACCACTATATCCAAATAATAATTTATCATTAACACTTGTATTATATTTAGTAGTAAAATATTCTAATAAATAATCAACAGTATCAGATTTAATAGCATCTATTAAATAATAATGCTCTGTAATTTTAGCATCATTATTATACTGTTTATCGATACGCAAATGAACTTCATTATTATTACATTGTGTAGTAACGCAATCGGGTGCCAATTTATCAATATCTATGTCCGTTCCAGGGTCAGGTTTATAAGTGTCGTCTAAATTTCGTAATTTACATATTTCATATACCGATGGGGTTCGCCAATTACCTTCACCACATTCGGTGTCCTTAGAGCATGCTTTAATATGTGAAATTTTATTATTACATTTTTTAACATCGACTTTATGAAATTTATCTAAAACGTCGGATGGTATATATTTCCGCACATTTTCTAATCTATTATCATATTGGTCGCAACATATTTGGTCTTTACCATTACTACTTTTACATTTAGCATCAAATCGAGTCTTTAAATTTTCTCGTTCAATCTCAGTAAATTTTTGTTTTGTATTAGGATTAATATCATACAATTCTAATTCACTATAAGGAGTATATCCAATACTACAATTTTTATCTGTATCTATGCACGATTTTTTCGATATTATTTTATTTAATTCAGCTGCTGCTGCTCCGTTTACTTCTTTGAACACTTTAATTATTTCGTCATTATATATTGTGCCATCAAATGTTTCGTCACTAACTACTTTATATATTTCGCTATTCTCTATGTTTTGTATAATATACTTAAAATCTATTATCAATAGGTCTCTATTTCTTTTATTTTCAATATTAGTTTTTATATCATTAACTAGTTTAGTTAAATTAATATCAATGTCATTTACAAAATAGTTTTGTTCTAATAATTCGGGTGATATTATGGTTTGTATCATCTTCAATGTTACATTTATACTAAATACAAGTATTAAGAACGCCAAAATCTCCGCTGATATATTAATTTTTATATTATCAGCTAATGTAGTCCATTGGGATAATTTTGATGTTATATCTGTTATACTATCCACCATTGTTCCACTAGCAACTGTTCCACTAGCACTTGTGACTAGAAAATATTCTCTACTATCAAATAACAAATATAATGCTAGAAGAAGTACTATTAAAATTAATATTTTATTCATTAATATTAATATATAATATAAATTTACTAAATTTAATTATTTGAATTATTATAATTATTAGAATTAGTTGTTGTATTTCTAAATATATAGTTAAATACAATAAATAATATGGCTAATACACATATAAGTATAAGAAAAATAATGAAATAATTTAAATATTTAGGTGTATTATTCACATTATTCACATTATTCACATTATTCACATTATTCACATTATTCACATTATTCGCTTTATTCACGTTATTCACTTTATTCACTTTATTCACGTTATTCACATTATTTTCTAATTTATTAAGTTCCAATTCTAACTCATTAATTTTTGCTATACCTTCATCTATTAAGGCGTCTTCATCTGTATCATTTGAATTAGTTAAACCATTTGAATTCCCGGTCATAGAAGTTAAACCATTTGTGTCATTTGAATTCCCGGTCATAGAAGTTAAACCATTATTAATAGTATTTAAATTATTAACACTCATATTAATAAGATCGGTGGTTTCTTCTACTAAATGTTTAACATTTTCAGGATTATTTGGATTTAACTTAGAACCATTATCAACATAATTAATTTCACTATTCATATATTCATCATAATAATATGGATTATCATTAGTATTCCTTAAGAAGTGTCTTTTTTTATTTTCGTTTAATACCACATGTTTATCATAATATAAAGATTCAGCTTTATTAAATCCACCAAAATCATATTCGTATAATTTTGATTTTCCGTCTGAATTTTCGTAATCTAAAATATATTTTTGATTTTCAGGATACATCTTATTAATTACTTCTAAATCTTCATTGCTAGTATTATTATAATTATAAATATTAGAATTGACATCATCTTCTATTACTTGATTAATAGCAATAGTATTTTCATCGATTTCTTGTAATCGTTCACCAACCTCCTTACTGCTTACTATAATTGTCACCTTATTCGTTTCTTCATTAACAACTATATCTATAATATTAGATACATCAATATAATATGGATGATTTCCTAGTACTCTATTAATATATTCAGATAGAACATCCGGATTCATATTACTTATATCAGCATCAAAATTAAAATCTACTTTATATACAGATTCATAATCAGGTAATTCCGATTCAACAACATTAGCTCTTTTACCAGAATTCGATGGAACATTATTTACTTTAGTAGTTGACATATAATATTAACAAATAAAATTTATTTCAATAATAAGTAAAATTTATTTACAATAATAAGTAAAATTTATTTACAATAATAAGTAAAATTTATTTAAATAAAATAAAAAACTCTATTAAATGGACAACACAATAAAAATTATTAAACTTAAACATGAAAATAAAAATAAACTCTATAAAGATATACTATCTTCTTCTAAAAAGGTCCAAGACATTATTAAAAAAACTAAAATAAATAAATCAAAGTTCTACAAAACTAGTGTCAGAACTCCACCTCCTATAGTTGAGATAGTTGATCCAATTAAAGAATTAGAACAAATAGATACTATAAGACAACCACCACCATATCCGGAAGTTGAAGTATATCAACCTAAAAAAACGTGTATTAATAACAATTATTTTAAACACGACGAAAAAATTATTTTAGAAAAAAAAACCCTTAAGAAAAATGTAGTTGGAAACTATAAATCAAAAAAACTATATAATTATAAACATAATAATGTATTAAATTATTATAATAGTTCAAAAAAGATTGCTATGAAAATATTTACACAAACCGAAATCGATAAATTTATAAATGTATTAAACTATTATTCTGACTATGAACAGTTTGTTAAAATTCATAACTATTTAAAAAAATTAAATAAATATCAAACCCTGCAAATTTTGTATGATTTAAACTTGATAAAATCTAAAAGTAAAGCCCCCGTATCTATTCTAAAGAATATTCTATATAATTACTTTTGTTGTAATATAAACATAATTAGTTGAATTAAATAAACTTAACAAACATATTTTTGGTATAAAGACGAAATTTATGTGTTTTTCTTTTAGATTTTTTGTTTTTTTTTATAATTTTAACCATTCTACGTGTTTTATTTCTATGTGTTTTATTTCTACACAGTTTAACTATACTCATATATTAATTAACAAATTTTAAATTTCCAGTGCCATTTTTAATTACTAATATATTATAACTAACAATATAAACATATGCTCTATAATTATATTCTGAAAAACTACCATTATTAACATTTTTCTTAAAGTAAATACGTGGATTATAAATATCTGAAAAATTGCATGAACCCGATGGTTGATAATCTAGGGGATTTAATGAAAACGAATATACATATATGCCATCGGTAGTTTTTTTTTTAAAATGTTGATAAACTTGTTGTTTAGAAAAATATTCGGCGTCTTTATCGATTCTTACATTACCATCAAACTCTATTTTTACATTCGTTAATATATTTTTACGCAATTCAATTGGATTAAAAAAAGCCTTATGATTACTATCTTCCGAATTATAAAATACATTTTTAGAAGCTGTTAAATTATAGTATTTATCATTGGATACATTTTGATTACTGTACGGTGGAATATCAGGATTAATCCAATTTGTATAGTTAGACCATTGATTAATATGTTTAAAATCATCTCGCTTGACAACCCATGCTAAATACTTAACCGGATTAAATGCCGAATAAATTTTAGAATTGGTTTCTTCACTAGTAGTTTTAAGTTCAATTCCATCTTTATTTGAAATTCTCGATTGTTCTATTAAATATTCATGGTCAAATACAGCGAACCTCTTTCGCTCCTCTTCTCCTAAAAATATATACTCACCTTCAACATTTGGCTTAATATTATAACTACTAAAATCATTTGTGAAATTATCCATTGAATGATGACCAGAAGAACCTGGTTTTATTCGTTTATTGTATGAATTAGATGATTCTGTATACAATGTATCTATTATAGTATATAAATCCTGAAATTTCTTCATATTAAATTCCAAACTTAATACACTATACTGTAATGCTATAAGCGGTAAAGACAATCCGCTATTAGAACAAAAATAAAATGGTAGTGGAACTTTTATTTTACGTCCTAATATTGATGGAAAAATATGCGAATCATAATTACCAGTAGTGCTTTCGTGAATATTCGTTTGATTTAATCTCCAATTGGGTCCATTTAATTCTATATTTTTAGAATTAAATTTATCGGCTTGAAGTGTTGCCGATGCCTGATCAGTCGAATGTGGGTAAGTTCCATTGTTACCAGCTGCATTTTTAGGGTCATATAATTCGGTTACATGACCTATATTTTCATTAAATATGGCGGTTTCGTCGTGTGATAATGTAAGCTCTTTCAAAATATTAATATAATCGGTATAAAGCTTATCTATTTCTTGGTCATTTATTTTTAATGTCATCGAATTAAAAATAGTTGTACCTATGTTTTTAATCCATTGAAATTCATAATTAGAAGAATGACCATTCGTGGTTTTTTTCCCCGAATAAATATCTGGTATCTCAAATGTAAAATATAATGACCGTAATAAATCGCCATTCCTAGGAACATCGCATTTTATAGTGACATTTTCATCATACTCTAATGTTGAACGTGATAAATTATTAAATGAGATATTTTCCATAGCAAATCTACTATGTTTTCTATACACTATTTTATAAAACGATATTTGGGGATTAAAATCTAAAAAATTATTGGCTGAATTCGTATTTAAATTTTTTATTTGATATAATGCTCCTACAGTCATAATTAATAATATTAATATATTTTCTTTTAAATATTAATACTATTAGATTTATTAGATTTTTATATAGATTGTATTTTTATAGATTATAAAATGAAAAAATAATATTATTAAAACCATTTTTATAAAATTTATTATATGATTAGTATACCTTAAATCTGTTATTATTTCTAAAAAATTATATAAATATCCCTTTTCTTTTTTTACTCTTCGTATTATACATTCAATTCTACTGAATGAACATTTCCTATAATTAAATAGCCATTTAAAACATATAAACAATATTAAAAATATATAAATTTTATTTAGTTTATAACCTAAACATATTATTAAAATTCCAATTAATAAATACAAATAAACTAAAATTAATATATTTTTTTTATTTATTAATGGATTCATTAATAAATATAAAATAAAATATATTATAATTATATACAATGACAGTTTCAGCAGCAATTCAAGGATTAGTACTTAAAATGACTAAAAATACAGAAAATTTTAAAGGTTCGTCATCATTTAGTATAACTAAAATTGTAATTAGTATTATAAATTGGATAATATTTTGTATTGCTATTTACTTATCGTTTAAATGTAATAAAGGATTTAAATTAGAATCTTTCCTTTTAGCATGCTGTTGTTCACCATTCTATTTAATATATAGAATAGCAGTGCCATGTTAAAATGTTAAAATGTTAAAATGTTAAATCTATAAATACAAAATAAACGTCATTCTTGAATATCGTAAATAATAGCATCCACCTCCATCCAGACCGGATCATCAATTCCCATTATCCGATTCGACCTTCTTCATTTTCTTTACTTCGTCACCACACTTATTAGTTTTGTCTTCACTCGGTTTTTTTGGTTCTACCATAGGAGGTGAAACTATGTCGTAAATGTTAATAATATTAGGCATTGTTATTGTATTGTAATAGATTAAAATTAAAAATCAATTTTATCGTTGTTTATTTTTTTAAAGTATAATATAAATATAATGAGTAAAAAAAATACAACTAATACTATAAATACAAAATCAACTATATTATCTATTTTTAAGAAAAGATTCCCACCTAGTAAATACAAAGTATGGTATACTGAATATAAACATGAAGCCCCAATATATATATCAATAGCAACGTTACATGATACAAGTGAACCGTGTATTCAATTATTTATTAATAATAAAATGATGGATATTGGCGAAATAACACGATGTGTTTTTAATGATACAAATAATATATCTAATAGTTCTAAGGGTTTAGGAAATACAATAGTTAAAAATTTAATAAAAATAGGTAGTGAACTTAACATGAAACAACTTGAGTTAGTTGACGGTTCTACAATTATAAATCCATATAAAAGTGAATGTAATATAAATTTATCTATATATAAAATATTAATTGAAGGTCAAAGTTGGTATAATAAACATGGATTTAAAAGTATTAATCATGAAACGGAAAAAGCACAATGGGAAACAATTCGAAATGACAATTTTTTTAGTGTGTTTTTAAAATATAAAGATAATAGTATAAAAAAAAAAATAAAATTAATAGAAACTAGGACCGATATTATACATATATTAGATACATATTCTAAATTACAAGATAGTATTTTTATATTTTTAGACGACTATTCTATAAAATGTACAACCAAAGTAAGGGATGTATTTAAAATATTAGAGAAAGAGCGTCTATTATTAGAAGGTAAAAAAAATATAAAGGAATTTTATTTAATATTGTCTGACCTAGTTAATTTATTTAACGAAAATATTAAATATTCTATTAAATTAATCCATAAATTATAATTAAAGATAAAATATTATATTTTAATATTACTAAATATAATGGGAAATGTATTTGATAGTTGTAAATCTAAAAAAAATATAATTTATAACAGAACTTTATTCGAACCCTTAAATGTAAACGGTGACCCGTATTCGAGTGTCAATCTTTACAATAATTTAGATTTTATCGAATTAAATGAAAAAATAGACATTCTAAAAAAAAAACTTGATATAATTACATCTAATTTAAATATATTAGAAGAAAATACACAGGAAAATATTCAGCTGCTTTCTAAAGATATCCACCATATTAATAATAAATTAAAAATCGAACCACCAGTCGTCATCTAAATATGGTGGTAATTGACTAGAATCTACACACGCTAAATTAGATGGGCCTTCTTTTGTTATCGTTTCTATTTCATGATAATCTAATGCTTTTCTAAAATATCTCATTTTTGATAAATAGCCATCAAATCCACCATTCATGTTCAAATATAAATCCCCGAAGTTTTGCTTTGCCATACTAGATAATTCGGTTCGTTTTCTTAAATAACCATTTATATACACATCTAAGAACTTCCCATTTAATACTATAACACAATGGACCCATCGTTTTATAGGGATATTATCAATATCTACATATTCATACATTTCATTAAACGTGTTCATATACACTCGTATTGCATTTTTGTCTTTATGTATCCACACACCTGGCGACCTATTAGGATTACCAGTTCGATTACCTTTATGAAACATATGTTTCATCTTTCCAAAATTATAGTCCATATTTTCTATAACAAACCAAAAACTATAAGAAAATACAGCCCCTCCTTCTTGATTATCTGATCTGTATAGTGTTATAGAATTTTCATTTTTAGGGTCTTGTGTTATAATTTGACTATTTTTCCCATTTACAGTGCCTTTTAAAATCCATGGACGATTATTTTTACTATATAATAAATATTGTACGAATCTATTAATACCATACATTCCTAAAGTAACACATACTAAAATAGCTATAATAATAACAATTTTTATTATAGTTGATTTATTATTTACATTTGATTTATTATTCATATACTATAGATAAATATATTTAATTTTATAATTTATTTAATTTTATAAATTATTTAAATAAATTTAAAAATCCGTTACTTACTTTAACTGTTGGTCCCTTTTTGTATCGTTTCATTATTTGGTCTGTGCTTAATGCTTTGTTCGTATACTCTAATTTTGATAAATACCCATTAAATCCTGTCATATTATCAGTCCCAGTTTTTAATACATGTAAATCACCAGCATTGGCTGTGGGCGAACCTTTAAGAATACAACTTTTTTTAAGAGTGCCGTCCATAAATATATCAAGGACATTATTTCTTAAAGATACATTAACATTCACCCATCGTTGTAATGGAAAGTTTTTAATTTCGCATTTATCAACATAGGTTTCACTAGATGTATCTTTAGATGGACAGTTACTATCATCGTCTCCACAACTATTAATATCACCACCAATTAACGTATCTAAACCAGTGACAACAACTAGTGTATTTTCGTCTTTTTTCAACCAAATACTTGGATTTCCAGTCGTTGTTTGTGAATAGGTATCAATTCCATCTAATGTATCGGTATTACTTATAGAATCAGATTTAAACACGATACATTTATCGCTGTCATGTCTATATTTATAATCATTTACGTATAGCCACATATTTATATTATATTCATTACCTGATACTGAACGTGGGATACTACTATTAGAAAATAATTTATCAATTTGTGCATCATGTATATAGGGTATCAGTAATTTTGATTTAGTAAATACCTTTTTATTTTTAAAATAGCTGTAAAGAAAATACCCACCCACACCCAATACAATTAATAATAAAATAACGCCAATTATTATAAATAATTTATTGGATGCGACGGGTCCATTCGATAGAGATAATTTGCTTTTTAATCCTTGTAATTTTAATCCTTTTAAATTTAATCCGCCATTACCATTATTACCATTTAATGTTAATAAATGTTTATTAACTTTATTTAATCTTGAAGTTATATTATTTCTATTAGACATTTGTAATTAATACAGATAATAATTATTTGAAAATTATTAATTTAAACAAAAAAGTTTTTAAATTTATCTGTATTAATTTTAGTGTCTTCTGCATCTTTTTTTAAAAATTCATATTGTTCATACGACATTAATTGGGATGGATGATATGATTTATATTTCTCATAAATATTATTAGTTTTATCCGACGATAAAACGTAGTTATAATAATCTATACGCCCAATATATCCATTAAAATTATTATATTTTTCACCAATATTCATTAATTTATAATTTTTTACATTTGGATTAAAGAGTTCCTTAGATGTGTATATTATACCATTTTTATATACATTAACCAATTTATTATCGACTGTTATAATTAAATTCGTCCATTTTTGCGATTCAAAATTCGGCATTTCAATATTATATAAATCAATTGTATTATCAATCCCATAATAGGCCATTTGAATATTTACAGTATTCTCTTTAACTAAATAAACTATATTTGGACTTCCATTATTATTTAAAATTGTTTTAGGTATATTAGCATCACCCCCCCAATCAGTATTTAAATATAAATTATTAGGTCTAATCCACACAGATAATGAATATTGGACCCCTTCTTCAGACGATTTAAGATTCTCAGATCCAACATACACTACTTTATCTCCATAAAAAAGTGTCGGTGTTTTAAATAGATTGTTGTGTCCATAATCTTTAAAATAAAAATAACAACAAATAGCTATTACTATAATAATACAAACTATACTTATTTTATTTTTTGTATTCATTTAATATAATTATATAAAATAATATAATTATATAAAAATACTTTGTAGTGCTTTATTAAATTTTAACCTCTTAACATAATTAGTTATCCTTCTTGATTTTGGTATAAGATTCACATTCGGGATATCTTTGCTATATATTTCTACTGTATATCTATCTATGGTAAGTGGAATATAATTAAAATTAAATATGGATCCATTAAATGTGTTAGGTATATTGAAATGTAAATGATTATTATTAAAAATAGGGACACCCATAAATTTATGGACTTTTCTTAGCTTACCATTATAATATATATTTAAAACCTGATTCTCTAATACAAATCCTATATGAGTCATTTTTTTATAAGGTATTTCTATATCTACAAACTCAACATTTATTCGCTCGAGAGACCCAATATTAGGTTCATTTCCCATATTTAAACCATGTGCGTCATTGCTTATACATCTACTACCTGTCCATTCGCAATATTTTTTATCAGAACAAGTAGCGGCAGTATTTAATTTACAAAAATCTTTATCTATACGAGTAGTAAAACTTATTCTTAGCATAGTATTTTTAGGATTAAACCATAGACCAGGACTTTGACTTGGTATATCTTGAACTAATTCATTCCAATCTGTATAATTTAAAACATCGGTATTTCGCATTTCGGTTCCTTTGTGCAACACATGTTTCCAATACTTGAAATTTTCACTATAATCATTTAAATACATAAAAAAAGTCATACTATAATTAATACCATCCTTCGGGGGTGTGATATTATCATCTAATATTTTAAAAATTCCATTAGAATCTTGTCGTTCAACATGTGTATAAGACGCTAATTTTTTCTTATATAAAACATATATGGTAATAGCTACACCAATTACAATAAGTATAACTAATATAATAGCACCTATTATTATTTTTTTATTCATTAAATATATTAAACATTTAATTTATCATTGATTGTTTTTTGTCCATGACAATTTCTACACAATGCCTGTAAATTATTTAAATCATTATTACCACCTTTATACAGTGGTATAATATGGTCAATCTCATAACTCGCATCTAATAGTTGTTTACAATACCTACAAACCCATTGCTGAGACGAAGCTACAACTTTTTTTTTTGTTTCATTAAGATTACTTCTTAGGAATTTATTAGAATTATTATTATTAGAATTATTATAATTATTAGAATTATTTGATTTTTGTGACGTATTAGACTTATAAAATAATTTCGTTATACTATCTTTTTCTAAATACATTGTTAAAATAGGTAATATAAACCACAGTTTTTTAATTAAATTAATCCAATTAATAGATTGTATACTAGACAATGAAATGTAATTTAATTCCATTAAATTACATTGATAAGCTATAAATAAAACTACAATACATACTATAATATATATATCAATCATTAATAAATTAATAAGATAAACTTTTAACAAAAGTGATCAAAAAAGTTTAAGATTTTATTATTCTAAATGTATATTTATTTCTATATAATTTTATTAGGACACCTATTATTATAATAACTAACAGAATTATAAAATTTCGTGTATTAAATATTTTATTTTTAATATTTTTAAAACTATATGGTTTATTAAAGTGATTTTTATATATTTTAGCAACTTCTTCGTAACTATATATTTTTTTACCTAATGATTTATTAACTTCATTGTGTAAATCTATGGTATAAATAAATATAGTATTTGCGTCCGTTAAATATTTTGATACCGGATTAGCCCCGATCCGCTGCGTGTAATGTAATCGACACGCTTCGCAAGGTATTATATATTTTAAATTTTCAAAAAACATTTCATAGTTCTTAATATCTTCAAAAGTTGGGTTATCGGGAAAATTTAATGCTATTGTATGAATAAAAAACCATAACTTAGGCCCCCAAACTGTAGGATCCATATATTATATACAACGAAATAAATATTAGAAAATACTTAAAACAAAATTAATCAATTATAATAGATTAATGAATAAAAACAATTTATATTGTGGTAATTGTGGAAAATATGGACATGTTTACCGAAAATGTTTAGCACCTATTATAAGCACTGGTATTATAATATTTAAAAAAGAATCAGACATAATTAAATATTTACTTGTAAGACGTAAAGATACACTAGGTTTTGTAGAATTTATGAGAGGTAAATATAATTTAGAAAATATAGAATATATAAATAAATTATTTAAAATTATGACATATACGGAAAGACAATTGATAATAAAATATGATTTCGATTATTTGTGGAATAAATTATGGATGAAGCAAGATAACAAACAATATCATAATGAATATGATTCATCTAAACATAAATTTAATAATTTAAAAGACGGTATTTATAACAATAATAGTTTAATATCGTTAGATACATTAAACACTCATAATAAATTGTTATGGTATGAACCTGAATGGGGGTTCCCAAAAGGACGACGTAATTTAAAAGAAAATAATAGAGATTGTGCTATAAGAGAATTTGAAGAAGAAAGTGGTATTAGTCACGATGAATATACTATAATTTATCAAATTGAACCTTTAGAAGAACTTTTTTCCGGAAGTAATAATATTAGATATAAGCATATTTATTATGTAGCTATGGCTAAAGATACTATTAATAATAATTTTACAATAGATAAATATAATTTCAACCAAGTATCAGAAATAAGTAATATTAAATGGCATAGTTTTAAAGAATGTATTGATACTATAAGAACATATAATATAGAAAAAAAAAATGTATTGGAAAAACTAAATAAAATTTTAACAAACTAAATAAAATTTTAACAAACTAAACTATTATTAAAATATTTATTTATATTAATGGATAGTAAAAAATGTCCTAAGGGAAAAGAAGTAAATCCAAACACTGGGCGTTGTAATAAAGTAAAACGGACGTTTAAGGTAAAACCTAAGGTAACAAAATGTCCTAAAGGAAAAGAAGTAAATCCAAAAACTGGGCGTTGTAATAAAGTAAACCGGACGTTTAAGGTAAAACCTAAGGTAACGCCTAAGGTAACGCCTAAGGTAACGCCTAAGGTAACGCCTAAGGTAACGCCTAAGG